TTGATATTCCTGCTCTCGCCGAAACTTAAAACTCGGTGACTCTGGTTTATAATACGCATCCCAAGGATTAAACTCATCCTCAGGTAGCGAAGACGTACTATTATTGACATTGGCTTGTTTCTGATTTTTAGCAACTTCACCCACCATGTATTCTATATCTTGTTTCATCTTGTCATTTTCAACCTTCTGTCTATCATACATTGATTGAAACTTCTTAGTTTCATTTTCCCAATCTACATGATGTGTTTCACTACTATCAGCTACTGGAACATTTTCATATTCAAGTTCTTGATTTAAACCAGTATCTTCTAATACTTGACCTTCTTCATTGATTGTACTCATAATTATCTCCCTACGATGTCCTTAAATTTAAGGAATAGAACCAAGACCTTCTCCAAATTCTTCAATTTGTGGTCTCAATTTTTCCATTTCAAGCTGCACCGCGTTATTGAGTTTATTTGATTGTACTCGCCTGTCGGCTTTCGCATCAGACTGCACCTCGGAAAGTTTGGATTTAAATTTCTCAACTTCTACCCGTTTCCTGTCAGATACAGACTCTCTCTGCGCTGTTTGCAGGTCACCCTGCAATTCTTTATTTTGTTCAGTAAGTTGCTGTACTTGAGACTGCAACTGTTGAATCTCACCCATTCTCTTGATGAGACCCTCTTTATCAAAAATTTCTGGATTCTTCTTAATCACTTCTACCCTGTCTATTAATCCCATTTGATACGCTTCTGCGTAAACCTGATACTCAGTCCATTTACTTGTAGGTAATGTAGAGCCCGGCTCTATGCTGACATCGTGCTGACCAATGGAGTGCCTATCCTTTTGAATATCCATTACAGTCTCGCTGTAGTCATCATAGTAATTAGCCATAACCTCATTAATATTGTTGTTGGCCTGAACTAATCTAAAAATCTTTTTAAATGTATAGTGCCCTTTCGATAAACCATAAATAACCTGACCAAGCTTCCTGATACTTAACTCAATATCCCTCAGCTTTGATTTAGGTCTTTCAGCTCCCTGAGCCAACATTCTTTCTGTACCGCGGACAGTATCTGGTGCTTTTTCAGCAAATCCATGCATTAATTCAGGAATACCAAATGTAAAATCTATATAAAATTCACAGGATTGTATCAACCTGTAAAATTCACCGGCCAGTGGTGTAGGAGCTGGAAAATGGGGTTCTCCCTGAGAACTGTCAACTTCTATGACAGCATTTGGATTAGACCAATCCTGTTCAAGCTGACTGATATCATCAACACTGCCTATTGGAACAATTAATTTCAGACCCGCAGAAGCCTGAGCATGAGACAAAGCCAATGACCAGAGTTTATTCAATAGCCTTTGCATAGGTCTCGCCCTAGATATGTCAGACCTCGGATAGGGAGTACCACTATAAATATTTGGTAATGGTACAATAGGATATATATCAGTGTTGAGAACCGATTCATATAGTACGATTTCGCCAACAGAAGCCACTACCGCAATACGGGTCTGCAAAATTTCCTGAAACTGAACAAGACCACGTTCAAATACACCGGGGTTCTCCTCAAGAAATTTCTGAAATTCTTCTTCATTTAATATCATTTCTTCCTGTTTATTAACATCAATAATCTGATAAAAAGGAATCTTTGTCTTATAAAATCTTTCTAATACCTGATACTTTTCCTGATAAGTAGTTTCTAAATCCTTTGATTCTGCCGGAGTCCAAGTCTTTTGCTGGTTGCTATTCTGTGCAGATGGATAATCTTCATCGTCACTGTAAGCAGAAATACTAGTTAGAATAGATTCTTCCATTTCTCCGGTTTCAGGATTTTGCTGTGGCCCAAGTTCAGGATATATATTTAAAACCTGCTCGCCGGTAAGTATAGTGGATAATATAATATTATCAGCATCACTAAAATACCTGTCACGGCTCGATGACGGTACATAAACACGGAATGGATTAACACTTGTAAATTTTACCTCACCTTTTCCAAAATCAGAATCAGCATCAATATAAGCATACAAATAACCTAATCCTGAAGCACTATGGTCGTGAATAGCTTCCTTTAGCTGGGAATTACCATCAGATATTTCCCAAATATAACTTAACACCACACGCCACATCTTAGCCATCTTTACATCGGAGTCCTCCCTTGGTATAACTGTAAAGGCCGGAGATGAGGATGTTAACATAGCCTTCATCTTCTCAACAGCAGGGCCAACCCTGTCCATTGGGACAGCAGCCTGATTCCTACTTTCCAGCTCATCTACTTCATTATCACTAAAGTGATTACCGTAAAAGAAGTCAATATCTTTCCTAGCCTCCGTATCCCATTCAGAACGGGCGTCACGATATCGCTGATGAAGCTCTCTGGTAATCTTAGCTCTCGGGTCTTCTTGTATTTGCATAGATACTTTATAAGTTAAGTAACAATTATAATACTTGTCAATAGCAAAAGCAAACTTTTTTTAGCTTACTCTGGCACCTGTAAACCAGTTATATTTCTTGCTGGTTTGAGTATTACTGCTACGGTTATTTACCTCTTTCTTATCCACTTTACCGCTTAATGGTGGTTTAGCATAATAATCAGCATAATACAGCCCATCCATAAGGTCATCATGTTTGGCAAAGGGATGTTCAAAGAATTCATCCACAATCTCTGTCATACTATTACGAATATACAATTTCTTTGAATTAACGATAGGGCCGAGAGATGTTTCCAACCTATCCTCTTTCTTAATTCCTGCCGGTGGCCTTACGCCCTTGAATATGCCGGGTATCAACCTTCTATCCTTTGTAGCTATACGGGTAACCATATCACGAACCATTTCCTGAGCTGCTACTGTTTCTATTGTAACCCGCTTCACTGGAGAATACTTCTTAGCAATATCAATGATTTTCTCCGGTACATCGAATGTAGGTATCCTTTCATGGAAATATTCCAGTACATACCTGTTCTTAGCCTTATCAATACCAATTACCAGAATAACCTGAAAGTCTGATTTCTTTGTAGCAGTAGCAGCAACATCAACTCCTATATACACATTAATCGGAATAAAGTTCCCATCATTGTCTTCAAGATAAGCAAATTTATCTTTAGAAATAAAAGTATAGTTATGCTTCTGTATCCTGTCAATCTTAAAAGATGCATCTGATATATCACGGGCATCGTTCATATACTCCTGAGCAAACTTATTAACCATGCCAGCTTCAATAAACTCACCTTTCTTGGCAGCAAGCTTTTTTAACGGGAACTGTTCAGGCCATAACGGCTTTTCATCTTCTATGGCTTTATGGAATGTAACATCCCAAGGATATTTACGGCCTTCACGATTAGCTTCCCTTAAACCATCAACAATCATCTGCAGGAATGAGTCATAGTGTACAATAGTACCGGCCAGCCATATCCAACCTTCCCTGCCGGGAGATTCCTCAAGGGCCGGATATACCGTAGATACAATCCATTTCTTAATCTCATCCCGTCTTTCAGGAGTCTTGGTATTCAATTCAGATTCAAAGTCATCAAGAATGATACCAGTATAACGTACATCAATCTCAGTACGGCCACGAAGCCTTTGGCTGGTTCCTTTAGCAATTATCCTGTCGCCCTTGGATGTAACAATATCTTTCTCAGTCCACCTGTTGCCAACAGCATCCCCGGCCAGATTGCCAAAATAGTACTTTATCTTCTCATTATACTCAAAATGTGACTTAACGTACTTAATATGGTCAATAGCCTGTCCCTGTTCCTCAGCAACCCAAGCAATAAACAATCTATCACCCTGAGGTGAAAACAGCATTTTATGGATTACAGACGTCTTGGCAAGTATTGACTTACCAAATCCGCGAGGCAGGATATTACAAATACGGGCTGCCGGCTTAGTACTTAACAGTTTTTCAGCAACAGTGTAATGAAAATCAGGTGAAGCGCTCTTATATAGAAAATCCTTAGGCAGAAAGGCCCTGCCAAAATATATCAGGTCACCTATTGATTTCTTGAGTATTTCATCATTTATCTTAGACTCAGATGGTGGTGGGACTATATTAAAGGATTCTATTTCTTTTTCTTTGGACGCCATTCATTTTGCTCCATTTCTAATCTTTTTACCATTTTTGCGGCGTGGAATGAACTCATGGTCTTCATTTCTATTACCCACTTGTCTTTCTTGCTGTTTTTTCGATAAACTCTTTTTCCTACGGCTTTGTACTTCATATTCTTTATCCTCTAGTTTTTCTGCCCAAGAATCTATATCCAAGTAAGATTCAAAAAAATTATCTAACTCACGATTCTCCATAGATATCCACTTTATCAGGATTGCCAACATCAATCAATATATCATTTTCAATATACACAGAATTACAGTATTTACAGCTAAAACCTACAGGCATATAGAATTCATTAAAAACAATCATCTTCTTGTGATTATTAATAGCCCTGCTGCATACCCTGCATTTTCTTATTCTACTACTATAAAGAGGCATTATATACAATGATATATCGCTATGTGATATTTTTTTCTGCATGCCCTATAGCCTTGACATCGGCTTTATTCAGTTGCTGCAGCTGTTCCCTAGTAAATCCTTGAAATACGGTAAGGGACTCGGTTTTCTTATCATTAGGAAACATACCAGCTATTTTCATCATCATCTCAAGAGCCCTTAGTTTATCAGAATCACGGGCATCATAGTTATCAATAATATCTTTTGTTCTGGAAAGCAAGTATTCTTCATCAATACCAACTTCACCAAGTAGTTTCTTAGTTTCTTCGCTAATCAATTTTGTTATCCTCTTAGTTTTTAATAGAGCTGTTGATGCAGATTTGGAGTATTTGTTGTCATTAGTCTTAAATAACCTGATATACGCCTGTTCTGGCGGCATACCGTTAGCAACATACTTGGCAAACACTATTTCACGGTTATTAACCTTTTCTTCATCTATCCTGTGTTTTCTGCACTTTACATACTTTGTGAACCTGTATACGTCTTCGGCTAGGTCTCCAGTAATCTGAATTGAGTTTCGTACAGGATATGAGCCAAGAACAGTACGGACATACTCCTTACCAGTCGAAAATACCCCACGATGTAGTATTTTACATACCTGACCATCGTCAGTAAGTATCCAATCACCAGTAGAAGCTTCACGCCAGTCATCCACAAGTTCATCATCATGATTGTCAAAAAACTCATCTTTGTTGTTATACAGGTACTCTAGTCGTTTTTTTACCAGTTTGGTATGCATAGTGCCACTCCCAACCTAATTACTTGGTAGCCCGTGCCACCCCTCCGGACACTATGCGTTTCCATCTACTAGATTTCCCCATACGTATGTTTTTCCCTTATGTATGTCAATTACATCAATTCTAAAATTATTGTCTTCAAACCAGTCAATTATGGCAAAAGCATGACACCAGTTGGTATGACGGCCCCTGAGCCACTGATTCTTCTCTTTTGACATATCCTTGAGACAGCCAAGAGTCCAAGCATGGTGAGCACCGTCTACATGGGTAACGCCCTGCCTTTGTACATCATGTGTATGCCCATATAAAATATTCTTGCCAAGGTTCATAACGTGCTGTCTGGTGTGGTTAACTGTGCTGTAATGTCCGCCATGGTAGAAGTATAGTTTGCCAATCTGTAATAGATGTCCATACGGGTAATATTTGTAGCCTCGGTCTTTAAGGCCCATAATATTCTTAAACTTGTAGTTTGGCAAGTACGGAAACTCTTCTACAAAAGCATTCAGCCAGTCATCATGATTGCCTTCAATCATATGTTTATCTACACAGCCAACGTCTTTCAAGACATTATCGAACAAATCGAGCCCGGCATTCACTTTATCAGCCTCACATTCTAAATCTTCCAGTGTATACTCCAGCGGCGGCCTCTTTCTACGTTTATAACGCCACGGCGAAACACTTACCCATTCACCAAGGTCGCCAAGGCAGACGAATATATTAGGTTTAACCATTTTTATAGCCTTCAGCACCACATTAATAGCCGAATCATCCTGAAAAGGAAAATGTACATCAGGAATTACAATAGCCCTTCTATGTATTTTTTTCTTAGCCATATCAGGCCTTATAGTAAGGCATTCCTAAATCCACAGCCTCAACCCTTTCTACTTCCATATTCTCAACTCTCATCTTTATTTCGGATATAATATCCATTTGTTTAGCATTTCCATCAAGAATAGCGGATATATCCAGTTTTTTACATATTTCACGTAATCTGCTGATTGTATCAACTAAATCAAGATGTTCAAGTTCCATCATTTATTCCTTGTATAACCACATTATCGAAATATTCACATTTTTTATTAACTTGACAGGGCTGATTAGCAAATCTGCCGGATATTCTTAAAATAATCACTTTATTCTCAGTTTTCATCATACAGCCAATACATTTTCCATTATCCCAATTAGCACAATTCTTCCTTGCCAACTCCAAAAGCCTTGATTTACTCTTTCCACTGCCAACTGCTACCACTTCTTCAATTTAAAGGGCAACTTAACAGGCTTTTTCAGGGCCCTAAACACAGGATTCATTTTTGTTCTTGCTCTTTTTGTTGCTTTCTTGGTATTAGCCATAGCTTTTAACTCCAGTTTTTTGTTGTGGGCTAATATAACTGCTTTTTAAGCTGAAATACAAGAACAAAACTTTGCTTTTTGGGCCATAGCTTATATATATATATTATAACTAATATAGCTATGCTTATATATATATAATACAGCTATAGCTTCATATATTTATATAAGCCCTTAGCTATATGTATATAATATATATAATAAAGCTATAGAGAGATGTGTTTTGTGTGGAAATTGTAAAAATTGCTGTACAATGTGGGTTAGTCTTTTACCCCGCCCCCAACTGGGTCGAATACTGGTTGAGATTATGATTCTGGGTTGAGATTTTTGACGTTACATTTATGCGCATAATATATATTAGGTTTAATTTCATTCAATTTTTGGAGAGTAATATTAAATATATATATCATACATACATTATTGATTGATTGTTTGGTAATGACAGTCTCCGTATATTACACACATGAAAAAGGAGTATA